ATACTAGATAGAACTGAGGGCAAGGTTAAAGATGTAGTTGAGCAAACAAATAAAAATGATTTGCCCTCATGGTTGGTTGATATGGCCCCAAAACCAATTAAGGATATAGATAGAAAGAAGAACGATATCGAAATGGATGAATGATTCCGGTTATCAGTACTCGCCAATACCGCCAGCTAAAGAGTTCCATGATAGCCTGGCTGACATTCGATTGCTCGTTTGTGGGGCTAGGTCTGGGAAGACGAGGTCAACACTTGGGGGTGAGCTTATACGAGATGCTCTATTCCAGCCTGGATTTATGCAGAGGGATGTTGACGATGGAGAAAATTACGGTATTCTCGTATGCGAGCCGACATTTAAAATGGCAAAACTTATTGCCTGGGCGCTTATTATTAAAGCGCTTCCGCAAAATAGAATTATACATATTGATAGACAAGATTGGATTATCCATTTTCAAGGCATTTGGGGTATTACGCAGATTATTTTTAGTTCGTATGAGCAGGGGGCCTCTAAAATTGAGGGTATCCGGCTATACCGCGCGTATCTTGATGAATGCTTCCAATGCCCCGAAAATTATTACGATGAGGTCATCACAAGGTTGTCTGACAGCTTGGGCAGATTGGTTATGGTTGGAACTCCAAAGCCTGTCGCCTGGATTATTGACAGGATTATCAATAAAGCCTCTGTTGATAATTCAATCTTTTATAAATCATGGAAGACATCCGAGAACCCATATTTTAAAAAAGAACGGCTCGAAAGTCTTCGGAAGCTTTTACCTCCAAAAATATTCAAGCGCAACTTTGAGGCTTGCCTAGATGGATTTCAAGGCCAAGTATACGAAGAATTTGACAGGAACTTACACCCTCAAGACTTTCAGATTGATATCGAAAAATACAGGTTCATTTGGGGCTCGATGGATTGGGGCTGGACGCATAACGGCTCACTGTATATATTCGGGCTTAGAGATGATGATAATGTTGATATCTTACATGAGGTTTCAGAGCCAGGGCTTACTATCGTACCTGTCCCAGGCTCTAACAAGAGTTGGGCAGAAATTATGCGCGATTACCAGGCAATGTATAGTGAAAAGTTTGACTATTTTTATGCTGGTCCAGACAGGCCGGAAAACATTGAGTCTATATCCTCTTTGGGTGTACGAATCCAGGCAGCAGATAACCCCGTCGTTGAAGGAATACAGTTTGTGTCTGCATTGCTACACGTTTACGAAAACGAACACGGCGAAAAGGCATCTAAAATTAGAATTCATAAAACGAATTGTCCAAAAATATGCCAAAGAATGCCAATGCTTAGATGGCAAGAAAGAGCCGACGGGACATTTGACGAGAAGCAGTTTAAAAAAGATGATGACGAGTGCGACTCTGTCCGTTATGGATTATTTTCAATGAGGAAATGGTTTAATCTATACGCCTATTTCAAAGAATCAAAGGAGGTTTCATAAATGAATATTTATCATAAAATCAAAGGGTCCGTGGAAACAAAGGTTTTCAATTGGTTGTATAAAAAATCAGGGTTTGAATCATTGGCTCAACATTTCTCAAGATTGCGCGGGGCTGGAGCTGTTTCTAGCCACTTTAGGGGGCCAACTGACTATCTAAATGCATTCGAGCTGTCAACGTACGCTGGAAATTTGGTATCAATATTAGCAGAGGACATATCCAGGCTACCATTTGAAATTGTAGATTCTAGCGGTAAGCCAGTTGATAACCCAAAAGTGCTGGCGTTTCTCCAAAATCCAGGCGAAAACATTTCGTATGAGGAGTTGTCCAAGATTGGCGTTATGCATTATTTGCTAGAGGGGAACTTATTCTGGCTAAAAGGACAGCCGACATTAGCAGATGTTAGAAATAATAAATTCCAAATTATGCCAATAAATCCGTGCCTATCAGACATATATACAGAAAATGGAACGTTAATATCCGCAGGGATGAATATTAACTGCAATAAAATATCGAGATATCAAATACAGGTGGATGGGGGGACCATGGTTAACGTTGCCCCAAATGACATGATTCAGGTTAAAATGATTGGCCCACATAACCAATTGAGAGGGATGGGGAAGATTCAGCAAAACATGCCTTCATTAGACGCGGACAGAACAGCGTCTGTATTTAATACAATGTTTTTTCAGCAAGGGGCAAGGGTTAGCTTAATAGTTCAGCCGGAAAAAGACATGAGCGGTGTCATCTTTAAGGAAATGGCACAAAAGATGAGGGACAACTACGAAGGTTCTGAGAATTTCGGGAAAATGATGCTTCTCCCATTCGCTGGGAAGGTGACCCCAGGAAATTTATCTCAGAATGACATGCAATTTATAGAACAGAAGAAACTAACGAAAGAGGATATTCGCGAAATGTTTCAGGTTCCATCCATTATTATGGGAGGTACTGAGGCTAGGTTTGATAGTGCACGTGAACAAATGATGGCATATTACGGGTTTACATTGCCAAGATATGGGCGATGTCTTGAGATTGCATACACGCAGCTCATTCAACAAATCACTGGGCGATTAGACATTAAGTTTAGGATTAAATACCCTCGAGTATATGATATGGCATTTGCTAAGGACCTATTCGATAGAGGGGCTATTACTGGGAATGATTTGCGTGAGATGTTCAATCTTTCAAGAAATGAGACTGAGGATTCTTTAAATGAGTATTTCATTACTATGCAATATATCCCGGTAGATCAGGCTACAGAGCCAATGCCAGTTATTCAGACGCCGCAAGCTCAAGAACCAGCAAAATCAACTCCAAAATCTATTAAGAAATGGACACATGGGGCTAAATTGATGATGCATAGACAGGCAACGAAAACAAAAGGGCGTTTGACATCTAATATTGAGAAAAGCGTAAAGGCATTTTATTCTGGGATGGAATCAAGAGTCATGGATAAGATCAAGAATTCTTCTAATCTAGCTATAAAGGCGACTGATTTTGATTCATTTAATGTTAACGATGAAATTAGTCGCGCAAAAAAGGAATCTACGGCATTTTTTACATCATCTGTAGCTATTAGCCTAAATGAATTAAATACAATCTTAGGCTCAGATATTGACGCGACTACAAAGAATCGTTTTTTTAAGCTGGTCGTTGAGAAGTTGAGCACAAAATACGCGACTGAAACAATGAACTCGCGATTCGATGAGCTTAGAACATTATTTGATAGGTTTAATTCCGAAGGCCGCCCTATATCAGAATTAGCAGGGGAGCTTACGGAATATTTTGATGGGCTTAAAGGGAAAGCGGCTTGGAAGGCTACCCGTATTGCAAGAACAGAGGCTTCAAACGTTTGGGATCAGGCAGCAGCAAAAGCCTACGAAGAAATAGGGGTTACTGTTGTTGATGTTATTGGGTGTGACGATGAGGTTGGCGATTGTAACAGGCAGAATATCCCAATTGCTGAAATAGCCGGGCTTAGTTTCCATCCTAATCATACCGGAACGATCGTTCCATCCATATAAATTCTAAAAAATGCATTCGCATTCGTTATTGATTTTTTAAATAGATATGCTAAAGTGGCCATCAAGAGCCAATAGGTTCGAATTAAAAATTAAGCGCCAACCTACACAAAAGGAGGTGGAGACTATAGAAATGTAGTTTTCACCTCCTTTTTTTTGGCCAAAAAGGGTTTATGACTATAAAGAACGAGCCAAAATACAGAAAAGAATCAGACTACAGAGTCAAAACATTTCAGGCCGACGATATTAAGATCATCGAAGACTCTGGCAAATTCTATTTCGAGGGATACGCAAATACTAAAAATAAGCCGGATTCTTACGGAGACGTCCCAACAAATTATAATGGGCAACCTGTTTACGATCTTAGCCGGTTTAAGAAGAATCCTAGTTTATTTATTAATCATGAGACAGACGTTGAATGCACCGCTGGGACTTTCATTGAATTGAAAGAAGATGAGACGGGCCTATATTTTAGATGCTTATTACAACGATTAGAGGACTGTGACCTACCAAAGCTTCGCCAAGCGGTCAGAAATTGCATGAATGGAATCTCAAGAGCGCTAAGTATTGGTGGTCGCTGGTATTTCGATGATCCAAAGAACCCAACGCACCTTACCCGTGCATATATCTATGAGATAAGCCTCGTTGGAGTAGGCGCAGACGAAGATGCTTTAACGAATGTAGCAAAACCAAAATCATTCGATTCAAACATAGATAAACCAAATCGATTAAGAGAAAACCAGAAAGATTTGGGAGTAATCAAGCTGAAACTAAGTACACTAATATAAAAACAGGAGCAAACTATATGAATTTAATTGCATTTATTAAAAAAATGAAATCCGAAGGAAAGACTGCAGACGAAATTATCGACGCAGTTGCTGATCAATTCCCAGAAGTTGGAACAGAAGATTTCAAAAAGGCATTAGCATCTATCAAAAAATCAGAAGATTTGAAAACAGAGCTTGAAGCCGAAAAGAAAACGGCCGAAGCGTCCAAAGCGGTAGAAGCTGACGAGCAAAAATTAGCAAAAAGCGTTAAAGAAGAGGTTAGCAAGCAAGTTGATGAAGCATTGGCCGGAATTAAAAATCCTAACGACGCTATCAATAAAGCGGCGAATACTGTAACCAGCGAATTTAAATCATTTATTGGCGATTTTGTTGTAACAAATGATCAATCATGGAGACCGAAGCTTCTTCAATTAGTTAAATTTAATAGAACACAAAATCATGAAGAGTCTAGGAAGCTTGCCGCTGAATTTTTGAGAGGATCAAAACTTTATTCTAAAGAAGAGAAAGATGATCTTGGCCAAAAACTTTTAAGAGGCGACGCGACTACTGGTTCTTATGCTGTGCCCGATGAATTTAGCGATATGGTTTTTGCAATTGCACAGGCTCAATCTGCTATATTCAATGGCGCAACAAAATTGCCAATGTCTAGCGACACAATGTACCTTTTAGGTGCTGGGGATGTTACAATTACTGAGGTTGCCAACCAAAATACAGACCTTACAAATTCCGAGCCAGTGTTAAGTCAGACAGCAATGGGTCTTATTGACGCCGGGGCGGTTTCATATATCCATGACAATCTAATTGTAGATTCAAATGTGAATATCGTAACGCTATTGGCAAACTCGTTTGGACGTGGAGTGGCGAAATATCAAAAACGAGCGACTACTGTTGGGAACATAGCGACAACAGGCGACCTTATTAACGGGATCTATTCTACCTCTGGAATCGGTTCAGTTGCAGTTGCAGACCCTAATGGATCAATCTCTTATGATGATCTTTGCGATTTAGAGGGCGCAATTGATGATTCATTCTTAGATGGCGCTCATTTTGAAATGAACAGACGCGAGTTTACAAAGATTCGTAAGATTAAGGACAATCAAGGCCGTCCAATTCTTACAACTCCAGACGCTGGATATCGCAACTGGTCCTTGTTGGGATACCCTGTCAAGATGAACAACCAAATGCCAATCACATTAAATTCAACGACTGGCGCAAGAACCGGTGGGGCTACTGCTACCATTCTATTTTTAAACCCTTCGGAAGTACAAATCGGAGTACGTGGAGGATTTCAATTAGAAAGTTCTATGCACTACAAGTTTATCTCAAGACAAACAACTTTCCGTGGGTTTGTTAGATGGGCTCAAGCTGTTGTTCAAGCAACCGCATGTGCACGTCTTACAGGTATTAAATAAGGAGGAATGAATCAATGAAAAAATTATTATTAGCATTATTTGTAGCTAGTCTTTCTGTTTCTACATTCGCTGTAGATGCAAAATTAATGGCTATTTCAAGCGCTACGAGCACATCAGGTGGCCTTACTATTACGGCAAACATGACAAATGTTAGCAACAGAAAGGTCGTTATTTACAACGTAATTGGCCGCTCTGATCTATCGACGTCAATTTTGACGCTCCAAGAGGCTGACGCAGCAGGGACGCCAAGCACATACACCACGCTAGCGCGTTTTGATGTTGGCGCGGCAACTCGCCAATACAACAACAATGGAGAGCCATTATTTGTTGGGAAGACTGGCTATGCGTACCGTTTCTTGGTAAACTCAACGACAGCGAATAGCGTTATAGCTACGTATAGCTACGAATAAAAAAGGAGAGTAAATCAATGTCATTTACATTCAAAAAACCATTTTCAATTAGAGGCAAAGAGATTTCAAGCCAAAAGGATCTTGACACTACATTTCTTCAACCAGAAGACGACCTTGTAAAGGAGGCCATCAAAAAAGAGCTTATCGGATTTGATAAGGCAGCGTTTGACAAGCTTGCATCCGAAGAGGAGCAAGTAGAGTCTCAAAAAAAGAAAGCCGGGTCTTCTAAAGACGGCTCAAAATCTCCAGAATAAAAATAAGCGGGGTGGTCGTATTGGCCACCCCAAAGGGAAACCCGATGAGAAATAGTATTAAAATCGCAGTGTTATTAGTAGTTTCTTTGGCAAATATTGCGTTTTGCTCTACGAAACTCATTGACTCAGGGAAAGGAACAATTGATTATAATTTTCTTAATGAATCCATTTCAAATGGATCATATTTAGAAAAAACATTTTCTTATGTTGGGAATCAGAAGATAGACTTCAAAATAGGGGCTATTTCAGCCGGGTCTATCACAACAGCCAACGTTATTTGGCTACTGAACGATGGAACAACCCTTGCGACAGAGACACTAATTAGCGGCGTTCCAATCAAAAAACCATTGGCTAGTTTTGTGAAAATTCGAATCATGAATAATACCGGATCAACGGCAACGGTGACTGGAAATATCATGATTAGCCAAACGTTAGAAAATAAAAAGAAGTACCGCGCGTATCTTCAAATGACCATCCCGGCATCTAGCACGACTGTTACTGTAACTCAGGTAAACCAAGGCTTTTGGTTTTTCAAAACAGATCAGAAAATCTATGTAGATTGGGCTGGAGGAACAGCAACAAGTTCCGATTTCATCATGAATGCAAACGACGCTATAGACACAGGTGTTTTTTATGACTCTGGAGATGTCATTAAGATGAAGGCCGACTCAGCTACTGCAAACGTTACAGGTTATAGCTATGAGTAAGATTAAACTGATTGCAGGTATTCTATTTTTTTGTTGTGGATTAGCCAGAATAGAGGCTGCCCAGTTTTATCAATCGCATGATGCGTCTGCAATAACAGGTACAATCCCAATATCTAATGGGGGCACTGGATCAACAACAGAGGGAGCGGCAAGAACAGCTCTTTCTGCTGCACAATCCGGCTCTAATTCGGATATAACAGCATTAACAACATTAACATCAATAACCCCAACGGTTAGTGTTTCGTCGGGGCTTATAGTTGACACTAACACTCTATATGTAAATTCAGCATTAAATAGGGTTGGGGTTGGGACAACGTCGCCTGCAAGCGGGTATTCATTACACGTTTCAGGCAATGCGAGATTTAGAACTCAAGTGATATCGAAGACAGCAACTTATTCTATTGTTGAGGCTGATATGGGGTCCATTATTTTAATGAATTCGTCAACAGCTCAGCAATTAACATTGCCCTCCTCAATCCCAACAGGAAATACATTGAGAATTAGAAACCTAGGAACAGGTCGGGTCACCGTCATTAAAACCGGGACTGATACATTAAATGGCAATGTGATTTTAGATCAATATTCGGAGATGTTTATCTCACGAGTTTCTGGGACAAAATGGGTTACGTTTGGTGGGACTGCCATTGTAAGTGAACTAATAGAAGGGATTATAC